TTATCGGATACATTTTGGGTTTAAATCTGCATTCATTGCGGCTATAAGCACGGAAACATCAAAATTATGCATATTATCCCCCTCTTCCGTATTTACATGTTCTGACGTTGTTAATTGTCTTGCATTCACATTATTTGGTCCAAAAAGAATATTATTATTTTGTTTCAAATTATGAATTCTATTATTGTAAATACAGTATTGAGTAATACCTAATGCACTTGCTAAATGAACCATTGCGGTATCAACTGTAACAATAATATCTGCATTACTCGCCAATGCAAAAGATTTTCCTGCGTCATTAAAAGGGTTTAATGTGACATTGTCAAAATCGTTACACGAAATATTCTCACCCATATTGAAAACAACGGTTTTAAAGCCCCTCAGTGTATTTAAGTACGCTAAAATACAATTTACTTATTCCATTGATAATGAACGTATCTTTTGAGAACCGAACGGGTTAAATATAATCAGTTTTTTATTTTCTTTTATAGCATTAGCATATTGATGAGCCGAGTTAAATGCAGCATTAGTAAATGACAAGGAATAATGATAGCTATCACTTTTAATTTCTAAAAAATCAATAATTTTCCGCATTCTTTCAGATAAGTGCACATCATCTTTAGTATGTAAATTAACATCAAAAATCGTTTGTTCCGGCTGATCGAAGCCTATCGCAAACCTGGGCTTTAGCATAAATAAGGTTTTCAACCTATACATAATAGTATGGTCAAAATCAAAAGTATCAATGACTAAATCAATGTTAACTTCTTTTAGCTCTTTTACTAATTGACGAATATTTTTTTTCTTATAAGGGAAAAAACCATCAACCCCTATGATATCTAAAAATAAAAAGCTAACTCTCTCAGGAGCAACAATGAAAACTTTCTTTCCAGCTTTTCTAAGTTCAGATATCAAGCCTGACGTAATTATCCCATCTCCAATCGCTTGCCCATGCATAAAAATACATACATTAGTATATATAGGTAATTTTTTTTGCCTGCTTCTATAAAAAAGCTTCATGTATTTGAGTTTTAAACGTGTTTTTATTTTCTTAGTTTTAATGTTTCGCTGCCTATTTAATCTTCTAATACAATCCCAAAAAAACATAATTACCCTTACATGTTAAACGGCTCACAGGAGGGTAATTATGCATTCGCTGCATGTATTTAACAACTCCATCCTTGGAATTTTGATATGTTTACGTAATTAATATGGTTTTTCTGGCCACTCAATATCAGGTGCCAATGACGTATCAACACGGTTTAACAGGACGCGGTATTTTTTCCACTCTTGCAGTGCTGCTGTTTCAGTTTCAGTAGCTAAACCCACGTCAACAGCCTCCTGCAAATACGTGATTGTGTCATTCGCTTCATTCAGTCTCTGGGCTTTTTCATTGTCAGCCTCTGCAACTAACGCCGCTTTTTGTGCTTCCGTATCAGTGACCCATTTTTTACCGTTCCACTTATCAAATTCTGTTTTTGGCTCTAAGAGTGTGAGTGTATCGGGTAAATCGCCGATAAAATCGACTTCAACAGGCTGACGGGTCTCTGTGTTGTACGCTGTTTTACCTCTGTGGTCTGTGACATGCAACCATGATTTTCCATCTTCACTACGTACGATAGCTATATCGTCTTTTTCTGGTAATTGTGGCACATCTAAATAGGCTCCCGCAGGTAAACCACCGCCGATAGTGATATGTTCCATCGTCGCACCGACATACTCCCGCGTTGCTTCGTTGATGCAATAGGTTTTTACCCAACCTGTCTGTGACACATAGCCATCTTGTCCGATTTTGCCTTGAGTGATTTCTAAATTATATTTGTTCATTATGCTGCTCTCACGATATATAAAAATGCAATGTTACGGGGGCGATTTTCGTTTGCTGTTGGTACAACACGCGATGCGTCAAATGTATAAGTACATCCAGCGTAGTCAACTTCACGGTTTGAATATATTCCGCCGCGATTTCTTGAAAAGGCCCCGCTAGCTTGTCCGCTCCAGTCACTATTCCGATTCGCAAGACCATTATTTCCGAACTCACCTGTAATATTCCTGATAGCATCCCCCTGAGGGGATAGGACAGTTCGATTACTATCAATGTTACGACCCGCATCAAGACCTCTGATAAACTCCCCACGTAAATCAGGTAATACTCCTGACGGATAGGCTTTAGCAAGCAAAGGGTAAGTCGTTTTATTAAACGATTGACCATTGCAAACTAAATAACCCACAGGTGCGGTCGATTGAGGCCAAGGGATAGGTGCTCCCACAGGGTAATCACTTAATTCAGATGATGAACCGGAATCTTTTAAATTTCCGTTGTGGTCAGTATATGTATTCCCCTCAGTATATAACTTACTCCACTTTGTCCAAGCGGCTGTTATCGGATTAAAGGAACGGCGATAGGTTTCAGAGTTAGCATCTGAATAATAAAATGCAGTCTGAGTGACATAAGCCCCCCCCGGAGCTGTACCGTAAACACTAACAAGTAGACAAAACCCTTTGTAACCATTGGCACCAGTAGGACGCTCTCCTTTGCTTGCTGTAGTAACTTTATAAAAGCCCTGCGCCAAATCCCATCTGTCAATATCATCAACGGATGTAATATTGGTTGCTGTATCTGGAGTCAAGCCAATACCACAATCCCCCACACCCAGCGCACCTAGGTTTTTTCTAGCATCAACACTGTTTTTCGCGTTTGTACCACCGCACGTTACCGGAATTAACCCCGTAGTCATGATGCCATCGGCAGATACTTTGAATGTTACACCTTTGGAGCCCCCATATACATAAAAGCCACCATTTTTATCGATGACGAAAGATGCTGAACCACTGGGCGGAGAGATTGCTGAGTTTCCGATATCAGTTGCAGCAATAAAAACCTTTGAATCCGCTTTGCTAGCTAGTGCTTTTGATACCCCATTCTGACTTATTACTTGTGTCGTTGATGTGCCAGTACCTTGTACCACAGACGTTTTATCAAATTTTAAATTAAGTTCATTATTCAAGGCTGTATTTGTCGCATAATCCCCCGCTGGAGCATAGTTTCCCTTTTGTTGATACTTAGTGTCAGACTCCGTCTTGTTGTAATAATTACCTAACCCCAAAAACACACCCAGCGTAGACCATGCAGCTTGCGATTTATCAGGTTGCTCACCTTTGGTTTCTTTAATCGAAACATAGACAACACTGTTAAATTGAACAATGGCGGTTTTCGGGTAAGACAGCGTGGTATCCCACTCTGCAACACCACGCTGCGTCAAATACATCAACCACTCATCAACACGCTTACCAATGGCATTAAACCATTCTAACGGCGGCTTGCCAGCAGTTCTGTCTAAAGTAATCCCCCACCCACGCAATACATCTGGGAATGTTTCAATTTCCCCCGTTTTCGCATCTTGCGCGAATATTTTTAAGTCTGGCTTTTTAATGACTGACATTCATTAACCTCGTGAATTTTCCATCGTTAAAACCAAATGCAGATTGATCGCTCGACCAACCGAACGGATGAGCATCAGTAATAACGAGATATTGATAATTGACGCCAATTGGTCTCGATAGAATGTCGAGAGTTCTAATGGCGTGAATACGAAAAGGTGTTAAATAATTGGTAGGAATAACCACATTCATCGACATGTCGTAGTTGTCGATAATAAAGGCCTGCTCCCCCAATAAGTGACGTAATGAATAAGTGATATTGGCAATATCGGGTTTCTGGTAGTTTTTTATGATTTTTGCTTTGATGAAAAATCGATAATCATCATCACCCAGTACCGAGGAGCCTTTTAAAGAATCGCCATAGCGGTAAAATACGCCAGCATTAAAGCCTAACGCCCCCTCTACCCCTAAGAAACCAAAGTAATCTTTAGGAATAAGGGATTTCATGACACGGCTAATACCCACATGCTTACCGATTAAATCAAGGCCATAACCGGTAGACGTATCGATATTTAAAATCGTCGATAAGGCGATAACGGATCCAAATACTTGCTGAGTTTCAGATAGCAAAAGCCCGACGGTTTGTCGGGCTTTGGGGTTACCTCGATATTGCCAGATTAAAAAGTCGTCTCGTGTTTTACTCAATCAGCACCTCCACATCTTCCGGTCTGATTTGTGCACACTGACGAATGCCAATAGAAACCACATCACTACCATTCACCGTAATGGATTTGATGTAGAAGCCTTGTACTGCATTTACTTGGCAAGTTAAACGCATCGCATAGACAGACTCACCAATATCAAACTCAGTTGCTGCCAATAAATTTTTAATAGTATCGGTATCGATATCTTCAAAGCCGCCTACACGCTCAAGCACCAGTTTAACGTTGACGTTCACAAGCGTAGCTCGGTCAAAGTAGACTGTGCGAGGCGCACCGGCATAATCCTGTGTATTGCTGATGCTCCCAACAATTCCACAACCGCCTATCTTTTTTCGTAGTAGTGTTAAGCCAATATCATTATCGCTTCCACCTATCACAACCGCATTTAAGGAATGCGGAGGAATGCCTTTATCATCGGTCTGGTGCGTATAATTTTCATATACTTTTGCTTGTTTTACATCGGGCAAATTCAATAACGCCCCTTCCAGCCCCTGATAATCATCATGATTATTGATGGCATGCGAACGCATAAAGCGTAATAACAAATTGCCATCCGTTTCTTCAAAAACACCTTCTTTTGCCGCTTTTGTGGTTGTGATAGTTTCAACACCGAGCGTTACGGTGTCCATTGTTAACGATTGATGTGCAGATAAAGCAAACGCGCCAAGCTCCTGACTTCGTAGATCCACTCTTGCGGAGCCGTTACTCCCTAACGTGACATCCGCCAATGTGACCCACTTGGTATTGTTTTCATCCGTAAATAGGCTGTCTTTACGTACGGTAACACCTTGCTTACCGGTAATAATCACGTCATCAAGGTAACTGTAATCCGCACCACGACGCACAATACCGGCATACATTGCGCGTTGTTCTAACCATGAACCAACCGCTTTATACGGATCTAGCATCTGAGCAATCATCGCAATTGCTTGATTGATGTTGTCAATCTCTTTAGAAAACAAACCAATCATTTGACCATCAGGGCTATCGGCATCGAGATTAATATCATCCCCATAAATGCGCTTAAATCCTTCGGTTAAGCGTTGATGAACATCCGTTAGGCTATCAATGACAATGCCCGTATCAGTAATTTGGAGCATTTGTATTTACCTCATTTTCATGGCCATAAATATCAATGTAAGTCACGGTAATGGTCATTACGCGAGTGTCCGCATTCAGCGTGATGTCAAACGCCGTAATTTTCTCTACACCTTGCGTGTTCAATACCGTACTTTTAATTTCTGATTCCATCGCTATCATGTTGGGATTTTTACGTAAGTAATCGAACCAGCGCACACCATGTTCGGGATTGAGAAACCAATCGTTACGTAAGGATAGCAATCGTGTGAGGACCGATTGACTAATCGCTTCAGATTGTGTTGCATAATCCGCACGACCGCTGCCAAACGTCCAGTCGTGGTTATCATCTAATCGTCTGACTTTCATTTATTTGGCTTTCCTGTATTTCCGCCGTGACTATCAGGGTGATCATGATTTTCAACATCAACACCACCAAAAACGCCTTTTGCTGCAGATATTTTACCGGTTGAGGTTGCTTCACCTTCAACTTGGCTCCAGTTTCCTTTTTGCGTATGTTGGCCTGTTTGCTCACTGTTGCCTTCATGCTCAATATCGCCTTTAATTTTAATCTTCCCTTTCTGCAGACGGATAAAGGTTGAACCATCATCGGTTTGCATTGAGAGTGCATCAGTCGAATAGTCAGGGATTTTATTGGGTTGGCTACTGCCTTGCGGTAAAAAGAAGGCATCGGATAAATCGTGAAAACGCGCATCAAGAGGGTGGGATTGTTTGCCCGAGGCATACCAGCCATCAATACACCGTTCGGCAAATATCACCAGCCCCTCATCCCCCTCACGTACAGGCACTGTGACACAGAAACCACCTCCCCGATAAAATCCAACCGGAACATCGACTAACGGCGGCAACGCAATCACTTTTCCCTCTTTAGTGACATGGCTGATCATTAATTCAACCGTTGCACTATGACCGTTACATGAAACTACTTTTGCCGGCAGTGCCGTATGAATGTCTTGGCGTTGGTTTTCGGCTTGCTTGCCGAGCACATCAAGTAGCGTTGGCTCTGTCATTTTTCCACCTTCTTAAACTTGCCACCGATACACGTCATTTGGCTGTACCACTGGTCACTCATAAAATCACCTGTATGGCTGAGTTCAGTAATTTTAAAAACCCCGTTGTACTCATTCATAATGGACTGAACGCGCACCAATCCACCAATACGCAAAGCGGGATTACACAAGCATGTTAGCTGCAAACCGTTATCGGTCTTTTCTGGGCTACCAATCAATCCTGTTTCTTGTGAAAGCACAAAGCCTTCATTGTCTGCAAGCACCTTATCTTTTGGCAATACCGTCATTTGACCGTCTTGAATAGACCATTGAGCATTGTTATTCTTAGCTATCTTATGAAGTAACTCCCTAGGATCGCCAAACATCACTTTACCTCGCGGTAACTGCCTATCTTTTGGTAAATCAATAACACCCGTCTCAACCCCCATTGCTTGCGTATTCTCTCTAAGGATTTCAGCATCACTCTTACCTGCCGACAGCGTTTTGTTTACCATTGATGACGTGTAAGCTTTAAACCCATCACCGCATATCAGCTCAGTAATAAAGTCTTCACCGTCTCTTATTGTGTTTGCCTCAACAATATCGCCCGCATAAATTTGACGTAGCTCTTCATAACCTACAGATAACGAGGCTCGATTAAATTCTTTGCTGGTTAATAAGTTTCGATGTGACGCATTAAGGTTGTAAATACGGATAACAGCAGGGTTAGGCTCTGGTGTTAGTGTTTTTTTGACTTCAAAAGTGACTCTAAGGTTTGTTATTTCTAGTGACTCTTTTGTATTGCCAATCACTAATTTAAGTTGTCGCCCGAATTGCTTCATGCCAAAGTCCTTTATCAACAATATAGAGCAAAAGCCTTTCACCTAATTCACGTCGATATAACGCATTGATACCAAAGTGAGACTTATCAGCAAGCATCAGAATAAAGGGCAAGTTTTTTTCAAGCAGTGACGGCGCATTGACAGCTAACCCTTGCCGCTGTGTGATAAGTCGGTTTGTATCGGTATCTGACAGATCAAACTGCCAACCGTGGGAAATCGGATTGTAGTAGAGCGTGAGTCTTAAATTCATATCAAACAGTGAAAATAACTGCTCTTGAATAGGTTCATCTGATAAAGGAATTTCGTAAATCATCCAAATATCTCCCGCAACGTAGAGGATTTATTCCCCTTTTCAGTCGGCTGTGTACGCCCTTTATTGGCTTTTTTAGGCTGCCCTTTTAAATCAGGATGTAGCCCTTGTGTTGTTTTATTTTCAACAATAAATATCTCTTCAACCGTCAATGTGAATTCAGCCGAACCAGGCTTGTCTTGCGTGGTACTAATATTGGTAATTATCATGTTTGTGTACAGCCGGATCCCCGTTTGTACAGTGATAGGTTCTCCCTTTTTTTGTAAAGAAAGTAATCCTTCATACGCTCTCCCAACACGATCTAACGTGGGTGACGCATCGGTTGAGGTATTCACATTATCTGGGTACCAAGGCGCAAGTACCTTAGCCGCTTTTTCTTGAACAGCGGCACCTACCGAAAGGTAAGAGCCTAACATTGATTGGGCTTGCCCTAGGGAGGCAGATAATTCAAGCGGTAACGGGTATTCACTCATTAAGTCCGTATCTAAACCGGTTAAGTTCTTAATCTGTTGTGGGGGTTCGTACCCCACCACGATACCCGTTATCGTGAGCGATTTAGGTTCTAAAATAGCATGGTCGGCAATATCCGCCCCTGACTCAATGGGGTTTTTTGTTAACCGCAATGATGACGTATGTTCTTCTCTGACCGTACAATCTAATTCAAAATCACCAATTGAGCGCGTGACCACCGCCACGCGCCCCGTAAACATGCCACTGGTTATATCCATGTCATTACCTCATAAAAATCAGCCACCATTAGCCAAAACGCTGTCGAGCGAGTTCGCTGCTAACTTATAGCCATTCTTATTAATGCCATCGAGTGACAGTGAAGCCGCTTTTTGTGGATCCCCCGTTACAATACTTTGCTGTACCTGTATATCGCCTTGGTTAATCGTAATTGACTTGTTATTGGTGGTTGCAGACGATAAGTTAGGCAAACTTGGTTCTAGCAATGCGGCGTTGATAATCGATCCAGTCAGATTACCACTAGCTTCACCAACTGCTTCATCATCACCAAAACCAAAAAAACTTTTGACTGAAGCAATACCGTCTTTAATACCTCCAATGAGCTTATTGAAATATTTCTCAACAAATTCAAACGCGATCATAAAAGGCTTTTTAATGGTATCCGTCACCAAGCTAAAGGTTTTACCGAGCTTTTCGGTGAAAGAGGTTGAATCATCGCCCCAAATACTGAAAAGCCCCTTGATAAACTCCCATGCTGAGGTGAAAGGATAGGTAATTAGGGCAAACACTGCACTAAAGGCTTCGCCGATAGCGGCAACCACTTTTTCTGCACCGTCTTCTGAAAGACCCAGCGACATCAAAATGGATTTCACACCCTCTTTAAAAAATGACTTTATCTTTTCCCATGTATCCGCAACAGCTTGCCAAAAATGACCAAATGCCGATTCGCCCATGGTGAGCCATTGATATAAGTCATAAAGAACGTAACCCAATCCAACCACTAAACCAATGATGATCCCTATCGGGTTCATCAACATGGCGCGACCTAGCCAAATAACCGCTTTGCCAGCGACACCTAATAATTTAGTCAGCTTATCTAACGGAGAAAATAACAGCCCTAACGCCTTTCCGAACAACCCCGATCCTTTCGTGATAGCCGCAAATATATTCGTTCCAAATGTCGCGGCAAACATTGCACCAAGTAATTTTAGTGATGTTTTAAATTCAGAAGAAAGGCCACTCCACCACGCTTTGACAGATTTGATCCAACCAATACAGCTCCCCCAAAACTCACCAAACAGTGAATCACCGCCATCAAGATAAACCATGAGGTCATCCAGTAGCAGCATTAACCCAGCAATACCGGCAATCACCCACGTGATGGGATTGGTGATAAATGCCATGAGCATTGCTCGCTTCAGCACTGCCAGAATAGCTACCAGTCCGATAACAGCCGCTTTCCAACCGATGGTTTTCTCTATCAGCAGACTGATTGCCCTGACAGAATTCACCACCATTTGTATGACTTTTGCTCCCCACTGAATGACTTTAGTCAGACCATTAGCGATAAGCTCCTTGTTTGATGTTAACCACTCATTAAAACCCTTTGTTGCGTTGGTAAGTTGCGGCACGAGGTTTAGCGCGATTTTTGTCTTAATCGAGTCAATTGATAACCCTGTTTTTTTCAGTGCCGCTTGATATTCATCAACTTGTGCCAACTCCTTTTTCGATATATCAAACAGCAACCCTTTTTCTTGCGCGAGATCTTTTGCGCCCGCAAGCGCGCCGTCAATAAAACCAATCACTTTGGCTGATACAGCACCTATCACCGCACCAACCCCAAGCGCAATTAATTTAAGTTTACTGATCTTGCTGCCAACGCTGTCAGCCTTGGTTCCCGCTTCATCAAGATTATCTGAGGCATCCCCCCCAATGTCGTCGAGATTTCCGTTAATTTTGTTTGCTTCAATCGCAATTTGAGTCGCAGCCACACCGAGGGCAACGACAACTTCTTTTATCTTTGCCGCTTGTGACGTATCAACGCCTATGGCGACCAGAAGCTCTTCGATTTCCATCCTCTGCCCTCTGCTGTGACAATAAACGCTCGACATAGGCTTCATGAAAATCAAGCACATCTTCGAGCGTTGCTGTCGTTCTAAGATCATGACCGGTATATTTGCCTTCCATAATTGGGAGCATTTTTAACCAATCAACATCACTTACATTACTGTCAGTTCCGCCAAGTTGAGCGTACTTACTTTGGATGCGACTCCATCGGGCAAAAAATCAGCGAAGTGGAATTTCAACCCATCCACAATTAGCGGGTAATAGTGTGAGCGATGCGTATTAAAGTGTTTGTTAAATACATCCACCTTATCTAATTGAATTATTTCCCCTTCTTCATTTTTTGCAATCAGCCATTTTAAAATAAACTTCTCGATGTCTTGCATTTCAGACGACCCGATATTGGCTAGCACACCACCGATATCAACACCTACCTGTTCACCATTTAAGGTAATACACCCCTTTAACATGCCGAGTAGTTTCATTGCGTGGTTTTTGGCTTCAATAAAGTTGCTGGCGCGGTGTTCGTAAGTGATATTATCTTTTTCCATTAGTTTTGTGCTCCCTTGGCTAATTTAGTAATGACTCGCTCGAACTGGATAGTCCATTGAGTTGGGTTATGTGATGCGCCCCGTGTCACTGTAGGTGGTGTCGTAAAGAAACCAACGTGACCCACGATTTCATCGCCATTCCATGTGTCTTTTATGTAAAGCTCTAATGGTGTTGGTGCAGACTGACTGCTTAAAATTTGATTGCGTAAATTTGATAAAAACTGATTATCTTCTGAATGTTGTAATAGCTTGAGTGTCAGCGTTGCTGATTCGTTACCGGTAAACACATACACACCGCGACCACTCGCACCGATGGTAAACGCCCCGTCGTCACCAACCGGCGCAATTGCGATTGAATCCGCCGATTCATCGAACGCGGTGATCTCATAGCCGTTGATGCTGACCATTAGTCGCTTGTGGTTATAAATTGCCATTGAGAACTCCTAGCGGTTGAATTGAATTAATAAATCGGCTGAGTGCCCTGCCCCAGCGAGTTTTATTGCACACATAATCGGCATCATTTTGCGGGCTTCTCGATCTGCTTGTGACTGAACATCAAAGCTATCCGAGTAAAAATAGAAACCTTCATCAAGGCGATCACCGTATGTTAACTCGCCCACATCATTACCGCGCCAAATGCCACCGGCTAAAAAACCATTACGGACAAATTCATTGCCAATAACGACCAGTGAGCCAATTAGCATCGCTTGGCCTTTATCGGTTTGAGGTACTTTTGTTGGGTTGGCTTGTAAGGTCGTGAAGGCTTGTTTTTGGCACGCATCAATAAACGCATCCAGCCCCATCACTTCATCAATAAATGTGCCGCCGAGCATCGTGCCTTCAGCTAACATATTGATCCCGTCATAGTCGGTGTAGTAGTTGATACCTAAACGGCGACACTTTTGAGCATCAATTAATGTCACTCGGTCATCAGAACGAACCGCAGATTGTTGTTTAAATTTAACTGTCTTAGCTGTGTTCTGTCCTTGCCAAACCGTTGAAACGGCAATCGCGAGCAATTCGGCTGCAGCGTGATCATCTCCAGTTTTATTGAACTGAACCATTAAGCGACCAGAGGCTTTGTCGTGCAATTTTTTAAGGACGTTTTCGTTATTCCATTCGATTTGCTCATCACGAATAGCGGTATATGCCAGCACTTTTAAATCAGCGCTAACCACCCAATCATGAGCATCTTCAAGCTGTTCGTCAGTTAACGTGTTAGCAAAATAAGCGCCATACCAGTTTTGATAAATATTTTGCAGTTTACGCATTGCATCAGATGGCATTTCAGCTTCAACACTTTCTGACGCTTTCCCAACAACAATTGTCGCCTGACCATTTTCAAGTTTAAGCATGTTACCGATGTAAGTACCTTGCGTTGATTCTGTAACATAACCTAAGCGTGTCGCAGGATAAGCACCCGTAGTTTTTGCCTGAATAATGAAACGATGACCAACCTCATCCCAAATCACTTGTAGGTTTTTATCTTCTGGTAATTGAGTTTCAATAGTTGATGCGATATCGGTAAACCCAATAGCCTTGCTAAAATCTAATGCTGTTAGTTCCGTTTCTTCACCTGCAATATTCAACGTCATAGATCCATCGGTGATAGATTTAAACGCATTAATACCAGCAGATACCGTTGAACCCTTCAGCGCATTAGCGATAGCTGGGATTTCTTGTTTCTGTTCTGCGTAACGAGCAATCATTGCACGCTTTAACTTTGGACGTGCTGAGAATAGCGCCTGTGCCGCTTTGTGTGCGCTAGACTGGCTACCGAATAGATTTGCTACATCATCAGCATCAGACACAAACACATAGCGTGTCGTGGCATCCTGAAAGACTTCTCCAACCTCTGATGTAAAAATGGCGACCATACTCAAATCACGGCGTTGTGCCGCTGCCGCTTGTGGCAATATTTGAGCGTTAATCACCTCTTTGATTGATAAACTCATTTATTAATCCTTTTGAGTAGTGATAACGACCGACTCACCACGATTGAGCGGTGCTTCGATACGATGAATATGTGAAAGAACTAAGTCGAACTGAGCACGTTGCTCCTTACCTCCAGCGATTTCTGTTGGTAAGTTTCTAATTTGAGATGAGCGAACGACGCCGACACCTATTCGTTTAAATAGCTGTTGTGCATAGCTCGTTCTGATTGATGTTGATAGCTTCTCTATGATCAGGTAGGCATTTCTGCCAAAGGCATTGATAGAGATTGAGGTTTCGTAGGTTGACGTGACGATTTCTTTTTCATTGGTGGCATCGAATTTAATCTCTGTACCAATAGGCTCTGATGGTAACCTGCTTACTGATATGAAATACTCCCAATCAGAAACATCTACTCCATCATCACCGTCAATAACCAGTTCCTCACGTAATTGGGAAACCTCCGCTATCGTCCGTCTGACTGCCCTCATATCGAGTTGCGAGAGTGTCGTAATAGCCATAATCATTCCATAGCGATTTACTGATAATGCGCCAACGATGACCGTTCCAGTAAAACAACTCTTTGTTTTCGACTGGCTCTTGTGTCATGACTCTGACGGTTGGGTTGTAGCGATCACCTTCTGGCAGAATTTGCAGGTCATCATTACTGGCTGGCTGAACAATGCAGACAAGAATACGCTTTTCGCCAGACTCACTTTCAAACTCACACTCCTGAGCAAAGAACGGATCGGAAAAGATGTCTTCAACAAAATTATCCATCATTTATCGCGCACCTCGTAAGTGATTGATTGTATTAAGTTGCCAGTGTCAATAAGTGGCTTGGAGGACCCTTTGCGCTTTATCGTTTTTAGATCAAGCGCTGGGCTGATGCCTGTTTGAATTTTACGCTTTACCTCACCTGCTAGCTTTTCTCCGACAATAGCGAGTGATCTACCTGAATAATCCTCTTGTGAGATATCTGTCATGATTTCACGAATAAGCAACTTTGTCGCCTTACCTTTATTTTCCCTCAACGTCGACAGAAGAAACGACCGCTCAGGAATATGACCGGGAACACCGAACTCATGCGCCGCTGCAATGGTGGCATTACTGAGTCCATCATCACGCTTACCGTTAGTTGCTGCAGGTACACCCACGACGACTTTCTTTTGCCCTATTGCACGAATACGAGCCTCTAATGCTTTGAGACCCGCATCATTGAATTTGCCAGAGTTTCTAATCACGGAACCACCATCACATGAACACCCACCAACTTACGAAGCCGGATGTATTCTTGCCCATACGAGCTTGACGCATACCCATCATGATTAGAACCAAAACCAGCATCAGGCGCAGAGTAACCAATAGACAAACCACCCGCAGCTTTACTTGTCGCGGATTGGACTGGTTTACCATTTGAATGACCTGATTTGGTTAATGCGCCAGATACATAGAGAAGATGTGCGGTTAAAGCATCTCGCCCTTGCTCAAACTTCTTGCCCCATATTTTACGAGACATTTGGTTTTCAGCATCTTGCTGGGCGAGTTCAATTCTTGCTTTATCAACATTGGCAAATTCGGGGTAACGCACAAGAAAAGACATGTTACCCCCTTAGATTACTTGCTAGGCGATGTTTTGTAGTCCACATACACTGCTGATGCAGGAACCTTCCACATTGCACCACCGAACGCAGCACGATAGCCACACTCGTAGGTCAGCAGGTCACGTTGGCGAACAGGTAAAAGCTCTGGCATGTGAACTTTCATCTCCACATACTCCTCATCGTAGGTATAGATAACTAGACGAGTTTTTCCTGTCGTGATTTCTCGCGCATATTCAGCAGGAATTTTTACAAAATTAATACTGAATGCGCTGTCACCTGATGCTTTACGCAGTGCCGCCATGACGCGATCCATTGCTGATACTGGTAGTAAGTCAACACCCACAATCACACTGTTTGTATCAAACTTCTGCATAGCTAACATGAAGTCAGCGGCATCCATTGCGATGTGAGTTGGCTGTACACGATAACCTGAAGCAGCCCATGCAACATTGTAGGCATCGAGGATCATTGAGATAAACTCTTCTGCCGTCATATCTGCGATAGACTTTTTAGACTTCTCGGTGATCACTGGCACTAATGAGCCATTAAGTAAACCTTCCTGACCTTTAACAGCATTGTGACCACGGTAGCCAGCATACTGAATTGTTGCCAATGCGTTAGCGTACAAATCATCTTGCTTTTTAGATGGTAAGTTTTGACCGACTTTTGCAATCTTTTCGACTTGCTGCTTAGTCCATGACGCTGCCTTAGCCCATTGAGCTACTGGCGCTTTTTCCATCTCAATTTCACTATCGATAGTGACCAATGAGTTGGTTTTGTTACCAATAATGCCATCCATCACAGAACCCATCACTTCTGTGCGTCCGTACTCAAAATACTCCATTGCAAAATCAAGACCTTCGCTAACAGGAATAGCTTCACCAATGTTAATTTCAGGTAGCTCTTTCTCTTGCAACTCTTTGTCACGCTCAGTCAGAGACTCTTGCAACACTTCTTCAAAATATGCTTCTTCGATAGCCATTAATTACTCTCCCGAGCCTGTTTGTTGTACGTTTTGCATGTAGCCCAGAGTGATAGCTACGCAATTACTACCTTTGCTCACTTTTTCAGCCCAATAGCCAAGAAAGATATTTCCATCCGCTTCTTTAGTCACTCGTCCTGACGCATCACCACCAACTTTGATGTAAACCAAATCACCACGAGTAAATTCTTCACCTTCTATAGCTAGAGCGCCCACACAGTCACCGTGAGAGAAGTGGCCAACGTTAGTTGTTTTACTGTGCGGAGCCTTGTCGCCGTAAATATCACGAACAACAATACCGTGAACGACATCATTGACTGTCTCAATATGTTTAACGCCGCCCTCTGGATTGACTGCAACAAAGATGCCATAGTCCATATCTTTTTCAGTGCGGTTTTCTTCTCCCCACACTTTATCGTTCGAGCTTGATGCGCGGTAAATTGTGCCAGCCCGGAGCGTTCCGATAGGCGAATCCCAGTTAGTTTGGAAAAAAGACATTATTTTTTACCCCCTAAACGTTGAGAGACTGATTTTGTTGATTTAGATGCCGAGTCATTGAATAGATGTTTGCCAATGTCACTTTTGGGTTTAGATGTTGCCTGCACTGCAATGTAAGCTGTTCTCAAGGCTTCATCTGACATTGCTTTCACCTGAGCATCATTAAACGCCCCCGTACTTAACAGAACGATTGAGTGGATATCACGAGCTGATTTTGCATCTGCGAACTTAAGTTTTGGGAATCTTGCTTTCGCATCAGTTAATGTCGTATTAGTGTCTTTCTCAGCCTTGAGAGCCTCTAACTCCTCCCTCAGTTGCTGATTTTCTTCTTTTAGCTGAGCGTTTTCAGATTCCAATGCCGCAATGCGAGCATCTTTATCATCGGCGGGTGGTGTTTCTGGATCTGCATCAGTTGGCGTTGCATTCATGCCTTCAAGTTGCGCTTTTAATTCGGCTAACTGAGACATAACTTCAGCGGCTTTTGCAGCAGCCTCTTCCGAAGCGTTACCTTCAAGTTCTTCTAATGACTTCTCAAGCGCAGCAATCATGCCAACAATTTCTTCGGCAGTGAGAGTCGCACCTTCTCCGTCTTTCAGTTTTTTGCCTTGCATAAAGCTAAGAGCATCTTTTAATGTTTTAAACATCGTTTTACCTTTCTTGTCGTTTAACCTAATGTCAGCGCCGTAGCGCCCTTCTGCTACCACGGCAACATGGTTGCCACGAATATTGATGTGATATAACTTGCCGTCACGCCTTTCAATTTCGGCTGGCTCATAGCCAACAGAAACCTCACGGACATCTGTTTTCTCTAGTGTTGCGATTGCCGCTGCGTCTGTGATGTAGACATCACAAACAATCTTGTCGCCTTCAATCCTGACGTTCTGGATGTGACCTATCGCTTTCTCTTTGTGATCGCCTGATGTCACTTCACCGCTGTCGGGATGAGTAAGCGTCAAAGGGAGTCCTTCAAACGATTTAAGTGTTTCTGGCTTTGAGAGTTCTTCGAGCGTGCGGATGATTGTTATTTTTTTGTTGGCATCACTGCCAGTTAACCCAATTTCATGACCATAATATTCAATAGGCCCTGCACGGGTTATTGCCGCAGTAGTAACAGCGTACCCCTGTGGCGTTTTTTTCCATGCCATAAATTAATCCCATGAGACGTAAGGCAACGCGACACACCTGCACTGATAATCAGTTCCTGGATGGCCTTCGTATGCCCCGATTGATTTGCGCTTCTTCCACGTTTTGCCGCCATCGTCAGAGTAGACGGCGGGATCTGAGTATTTGCAGAGTTTGCCGTTTAACTTGCGGTGACTATCACGCTCACGCTCATCACCAGCACCGCCCCACTCGTACAAGTCAAGTCCGAGCGCACGACTACGAGATTCAGTCAATGCAGCATTAAGCTTTGCGGTTTGGTCACGTGCGATAAACTTCGCACGGCTTTTCGACACTTTCCCCCGCTCACGTATGGATGCAATGAGATTCTCGTGCCTGCCGCCGTTCTTCAGATTACCGAACACTTCCGCGCCGATATCATTGATAAAGTCAGTCTGTATTGACTTAATCAAATCAACATTCTCTATTACCGCTTTATCCATATCCTCACGAATAGCACCATCACCCAACATGCCGGACAGGTCGATACCGAACGCCTCGTTATACGTGCGCTGCGTCTGCTCTTTGTTCTGCTGGTTAGCGCGATTAACCATGCCGAAAGACAACCGAGTCGCTATGTCAGCGATAGACATATTGGCCACTTTTTGTATTGCTCTAGATAATTTGGCTGTGATACTTAAAGGGGGAGTGCTTGGAGCATCATTCAGTGTGGGACTTTCTAACTCGGCGATAATGACATTAACCATTTCATCAATTACAGAGTTTAATCGATCTCGGTACCAAACCTCTGTGCGTTTACTCTGCTTGATGGGTCGCATTCGCCTTCGTCGTGGCTTAAGTCGCCCCTGCTTGCGTTCCAAAATCTGCTGTAGTTCCATAGTCACCATATCCGGATGATTCAACTATTCGTTTAATATCGGTCTCAGTAACCGTAACTAATAACCCTCTTGCCACCATTTCACGTAGTACCGTTTCTTCGTCTATTACGCTATTTTGCAACATTGACGTGAAACCGGTTGAGTATGCAGTGAATCGTGTCGCCAACTCAGCCTCATTAATACTATCGATTGATGGGTATTTGTATTTAATTTCATCATCGGCTGATAACTTGTCGAGAATGAATTGATCTATGAAGTCTTGTAATGGGCGTAAACGTGCTTCTTGCAGTCCGTTTATCGTTTCATAGTAAGATTTGTTATCTTCTTCGCCTGAGTTAAAGCCACTTGCAGACTGCCCAAATAAAACGGTGATAGGTCTATCCAGCGCGCCTGCCAGCACACTCATCATCTTGGTGATAACATCAGACAATCCAGCAAACTGCGCTGTTTTCTGTTCATATCGCCCTTGAGCGTTGGAGTCACCTGCATCAATCGCGAGGATACCAGTAGAAGACTTCCCTTTTTTCATGATCGAGAGATAATCCCTAATTTTATCCTCTTCGCCGCTCGCGATTTGGTTATTCAAGTTGGGAATGAAAAGCACGTCTACATTTGCTTCTTGTATTGTGTCACCTGTACTAACAATGGCTGCATCAAATATTTTGATATCTTTGTAAGGCGCTTGTAGATCAGACGTGCCGAACTTAACCCTATCTTGCAAGCTGTGCTTACCGAGCTTGATTCGATGACAACGTGTGTGATGAAATTTTAACTGCTTATCGCCAATATCAATCTGATAGACAATCGGCTCCCCAAAATGGGGCGAGGCAATGTCTGTAATTATGTGCGAGTCAGGCGTGTACTCCCCTTTTCTCAGAACAAGAAATTTAACAATATCTTCATCTGCCAGATTGAGCCTTGATACTATTTTTTCATCATCACAGTCAGTAATAGCAACGACAAGAGCGTCACCGAGCAGTGAACTCCACGTTAGCGCGTCATGCATGATTTGATAAATATTTAATTCTGTTTCTGAATCCTTAATTCGCTGAATTAATGCGCTATCAATATCGCCTGAAATCTCACGAGGAAGCTTAAGCATATCGTCGGCTGTTTTGTTTATATACTTTTTTGCAACCCATGAGCTTTCATACAATGCAATAAGTTCTTTGTCTGGTACGGTCTTTTTTTTGTCGCTATAAGTGATAGCCTCTATCTTCTCGCCGAGTGTCGTCACCATGCTGCTTAGCCCGTCATTCATGCGAGCAATTAAATTTTTCTTTGCCATTAGAGAATATCCAATACTGATATATGCCCCTTGATATACCCATCAAGCCCATACCTAACCGCATCCCAACAGTGGTTATGCGCATCCTCAATGATGGGAAGCACTTCACCAGTGATGCGGTCTATTTTGTATGAGTAGAGACGGGCTTCTTTTGCTGTTTCTTTGCAGCGAGGATGTATGATAATTTGCTTGAAGCCACGTAAGTATGTGATGCCATCTTCTACGCTGCCCTGCCACTTTTTAGCGGCTGAAATATTAAATCCCTGTCGCTTCAGATAACTGATAGTTTCGGGTCGCGCGGAGTCGGCTTTAATAGGCCACTTACGAGCTTCGGGTATTTCATCGTAAAACGCTGGCATGTGGTCAAGTTCAACACCTACGCCATAAGCCTCGCGCTCGATGTATAAGCAATCATCCAAGATGAACATGCGAATAAGCGTGTTAGGGTCTTTAGCAAAACCAAAGTCAGCACCAAACAGTAATCTGTCGGCTTTCTTCCACAGGTCATCAGGGAACGATTGAACGACGTATTTATTCGCCAGTACCTGTTTGTCTGAGTTTTCAAGATAAGCTCCTTCCCATATCCACGCATAAGTAGCGGCATCTAGTCTAGCTTGGTCATTCAGGCGCTCTTCTTCTAACACGGAAGGAAACCACGGGTTATCATCGTAGTTCATCTCGACAATGATTGCGTTATCGGGTGGCTCCTTTCTAAATCGCTTGTCTGTTGCACTGCCATCTTTCTCAGGGTTCCATGTCACCCATATTTCAGAACCAGCTTCACGAACAGTGGGGGTCAGTTTCGTCCATGCCGTCTCTGACACGGATTCAGCCTCATCCACCCAAGCGATTAATATTCTCGCCTTGGATTTGATGCTATCTAAGTTATGTCGCAACCCTGCGAAAACATAGCTAACTGAGCGGCACTTAGTGCGAATGTATTTCTCACCAAGCTCGTAGAAATCATTTAGCCAAGGCACAGACCTGATAGCTTGTTTAACTTCTTCCATCGAGGATTCTTCAAGTGAGTTCATGTACTCACGAGCGCAAAGTATCACCCCAAACTGCCCATTCTTTGCAGCCATGTAGCCGCGAATCGCTGTCATTAATGCAAATGTTCTCGTCTTTGCAGAACCTCGACCGCCATATGCGCCACGGTATCGCACACCTTCGTTCTCGAAAACTGGAACCAGTTTAGGTGGAATTTCAATCCTCGCTACCGTCATTGCTACCCCCAGCAACCAGAACTATTTTTGTTGGTGACATTGAGCTATCAGAGGATTTGTGATCCACTTCCTGCTTCTCACTGTAACCATGATTGGCCAGCATTAGCTTTGTGATTGTCGGGTTGAAATCGCCAGATAATCCGCTATTAATTAGCTTCATTTCCTGAAATGCCATAATTCCGTCTAACGTGTCCGAAAACTCATGACCTAAGTAACTATCCTGCTTTGCGTATTCATAAACAGTAGAGCGAGCAATGCCTAAATAGCACGCCAACCCTGCAATACTTGGTATTACCTGACCTTCGTTTTCTTTGTAACCGCCGTACAGGTATTCCTTTGCCTTAGCGATTAGCTCATCAGTCAGCTTGCTAGGGCAACCAACCTGTTTAGATTGTTGTCCCATATCCATCCCTTTAAATTTCTTTAAACACAATTTCTTTCTTGTAGCAGAGCTTCATTAGCCAAGTGCTGTGAATTAAAGCGCCGATAATAGACAATGGGTACATGTAACGGCGCAGTGTCATTTTGTAATGCAGTGTTCCTGTTTTCATATTCCACCCAATAAAAAAGGCCGCTAGGGCCTATTGTAATGTTGCAGAGTGTGATGACTGTTGATGACTTGGAAAAACTAGAAGCCCTTGCATTCCTGACTTACCAAAAGCCTGAACACATCTAGCTTCAAAGTCTTTATAGTCAATGCAACCGTTAGCTAAAGTAGTGACAGCAACTAATTGATCCTGCACCAGTTGTAAAGCTTCTGGTTTTAGGTATTGGTGTATTTTATCTTTACTGTCCTTTGCCATCTGCTTAGCTTCTTCATAAACAGAATCAGGCAACACGGCTTGGTATACCCACTTAGCTGTTATCATCCCGAATAGCGATGGACAACCACCAACATGACCAGAATAAGGCAAACCAGACATTCGGCTTAATGTTTGATAGAAAGGTTGTTGAAAGCGCTTCTCCCATGATGTTGGCTTATCAAGTAAGAATATCGCATTGATTCTCTCATCGTTATAAACTGGCATATTGCCACGGATAAGAGCATCAATTTGTTCATCACACCATATTTCAAAATCAACAGACAACCAGCGAGCGAAACGCACGGCTAATTTAGAGTGTAGCCATGTTCCGCCACCCCTATCTTTCCTAGCTTTGCTAGTTTTTACATACGGGATTTTCCCGTATCTACCTTCAAGTGCTTGAATATAGGCTATTGTTTCAGGAAGTCTGACCCACTCATTGGGCACTTTCCCAAATTTAGCTGCTATATCGGTAGCATTGATCCATCCGTCGTTATTAAAACGCACAGGGTGCCCATCATATTCGAGAGGAATAATATTATTCATAACGTATTACCTACATTTGAAATGAACCCTCGTTCACATAGAAAATCAGCCCGTCGAAGCTCGCCAGCTATAACTGACTTCCTCGAAGGCTCATATCAAAGTGATTGGATTCGACGTTTTAGAATTGCTCTGTGAATGAGCGGTGAAATGCGTAGAGTTCGCAGCCTAGCGATACACTGCTAAGCCACTTCTAGTCTGTTCCTAGCAGTCAAGATAGCGATCACCCCCTTAAATGGTGGGATAATTACACCTATTAAAAAGCCTCTGATTCATTGGAAGATAAATAAATTTACATAATTAAACTTATTTTTAACTACCATGTAACTAATTGAATAAACTCTGTATAGAATTAGTGCCGTCCTTAAGATGTACACAGCAAAGATAATTTCCTTTTCAAGCCTCAACACCAGGGGCTATTTTTTTGCCATTAAAAAGCCCCTGATTTCTCAGAGGCTCATTATTCGCTTGCATATTTTGAATGCGTCAACTACATTTAATGTGATATTCATTAGTTCAACAGATGTACTTAGCCCGCGGTGTGTGGGCTTTTTTTATTCTTTCGGAATGCTTTTATCCAGTTCTTCCCGGAATTGATCTGGCTTATCAAAACCCTGCGTTGCCATGATATTTCTCCATTAAAAAGCCCCGCTATTTTGCGAGGCTCAGATTTGTAATATCTGCTTGAGATTACTACCTTTTTAATGTTGTGGTTATTCACGATTAACGTATAGTGACGTTACATTCATGAACTATTATTCTCTACTTTGCCTCGATATCTGGGGCATTTCTTTGTTTTCAATTTCCCGTATTGCTTTCTTGTCGAGAGTTAATCTTTCCAAGTGATAGCTTTTACAGCCCACATTTGAGCATCCACAATACGGCGCATGGCTTCATTGTGAATCATCAATGCTTCTTCTGATGTAGCGCTTTCCATACTGTCACGCACTAAATCGATAAGTTCAGCTGATTTCTGCTTGACTTCATCTACTGTTGATAATGATGATGGGTTAAAGCTAATACCAACTAATTTTTGACCTAATGATTTGTTCATTTTAAACACTCCGTTCTAATGTGATATTGAATTATTTCTAGCCGATTCAATCTCTCGAATGGCTTTCTTATCTAAATTGCACTTTGCTATTGAATTCATCGCATCAACTAGCAGTTGTGGCATGTCGCCCCAGTCCACTTTTTCAGGAATATCAGGCTGAGGACAATCAGCGGTTAACTGTGCTGGTATTGGTGGAGACTGAACGGGAATCAATACCTCTTTTGTACTTGTGCAACTCACTAACAACATCGTCAGGCACAGCAGTATTAGCGCACTCATTGTCTTTGAGTACTGTTTTGATAACAGTCTTAACTTTGACATGTTCTGAGTCCTCTAATTGCTTTGCTTTGATGTTGTCGAGCGATGCTTGATAGTGAAGAGTTATTGCTGATTGGGTTACTTGGTTTAGTAGCTGGCTTGTTGATAATTGCTCAATGAGCTTTCCATTCTCTTTACTCACTTTGACCATCTGATATGTCAGTATTAAGCCAAATATGAATAGCAACAGCCAGCAAATAAACGGTGCTAAAGCTATAAGCCTTTTCACAGCAAACTCCACGCTTTTTCGAACATAGCCTCATCGTAGGGTTGCGTGCCATTTTCATGACGAATGATTGCCTTGGCCAGTTTAATTGTGGTTGCCTTATCATAAAGACTGATAACATCAGTAGGCGATACACCCAACTCTTTAGCTACACCGTTAATATATGCTCGGGTGTTGTTTTCATTCGTCGGAGCCCAGCGGTCAATCAGGCCTGATACAGTTTTTAACCCGTACTTACGCTGGTAGGTACGAAGTAGTGCCATCAATGCACGAATACCATAAACAGGGCTTTCAAATCGACAGAAGCGAGGTTCAATACTTGGGTCATGCGGCAATTGCCCTTTCCAATTATTGGCTTTGTTGTAATCAATGTTACCAGGGTTGTTATTGCGAATGCCTCGCGCTTGCTTAGTCATTGTTCACCCCCGCCCTGCCTTTAATAATTTTACTCAGACCATCCACGCCGACATACCCAATGAATACACTGGCCAGATATGCCAATTCATGATTAAGTCCAAGCAGTGTTAGAAGGTCTTTTACAAACCATGCAAACAACGCACACATGGCACCATCAAATAGCGTCTTCTTCCAACCGCCGCCGTTGTACTTGCCGCGTAGAATCGCCATGCCTGTTGCTAGTGATGCGCTAATACCTTGCTCCTTATGAGCAGCAATAATTTGAAATACGTTATCCCAGAACTCGGGGTTTTCTTTCATATGATCCATACTCACCCCCTTTACTGGAGGAATTTAGTTAATAGAAAGCCGCGCACAGACGCTCAGTGAAAGTGAGTGATAGTAGTGATTCTGTGGCGGCTGTATACGAAAAAGGCCGCACTAGGCGACCTGTTAAATGTGAACTTGTAAGCAATCCTTACAGCTTTAATTGGCGACACCGGAATTCCGGCATCGGAACAATATTAACCAGTTATAAATAGAACATCAGGTAAAGCCTGTTTCTTTTTTTAAATTGGTTGGTTAAAATAAAAGACAACCAAGAGTTTTTTTTGGTTTTGCTATAAACATGATTTGCAATCTTTTGCCACCATCCTAAAAAGTTGGTGGCTTTTTTATGCTCACTCGAATTCATCAAGCATATAAACCCTTGCAATGCAAAAAGCCCCACCGAAGTGAGGCTCTATTTTCTTCGACCTCTCAGCCGATGCGGTTGGAGTTCCAGTCCAAATAGACGAAGTGACCAACTAGGCGGGATCGATAACAAGTGCCGCCTCTTTTACCTTGTTACCATCAACGAAATGGCAATAACCCATCGTTAGAGCGATATTTACACAAAAAAGTGCAAAAGTCAATTCATTCGTTAGAAGTATTCGTTTTTAATTTGTTACCTTTTTTAGTATGTAATCTGCGCTACTTTCTCCTTTTTCACACTCAACCACTAAAGATTCATAAAATTTACTAACTGAACGCTTCCATTGATCAATCGTAATCCCTAAATGAGACACAGCCTGAAAAGCCTTTGATGCAGGTATTCGCTCGTAACCACGACCAGAACAACGCTTACAAGGCATACTGACAGCTTCACCGGTTAACCTTAGCGTTTCTTTGTCTATTGCCATACCACGCCCTTTACAGTCATTGCACGCACAAGAAACATAACCTTTACCGTTACACTTATCACAAGCGCATGACTCGGTGTCATCAATAATGCGAACTTCTTTACCAAAGACTTTTTTAACCTTAATCGTCCTTACCTTAAAACCTGACCCATTGCACTTTACGCACTCAGTAACACTCGATGCTGATCTGCAATAATCTGCATAAGCGAATTTTGCGAGTATTTGCATTACCTTTCGCTTAACATTTATATCGAGCTTGCGTAAGGCTGGAACCTTATCGCAATGATTCAATGCATGCCGAGTTAAAAGTTGTATCGCTTTCACTTTGTCATTCTGGCTTATCTCCATCTTTCCCGAGAACGCAGAAAAGCCGAATGACTCTTTACTTTGACAATATCCAAAAGCGCCCATAACATCAGTGCCGGTTAATCTATCTGGCGATGTTGAGCTAGGTGCATCTGATATTGATGTGGTTTTAGCGAAGTGATATTTAACAGCGCTTTCTAGGTTCATCTCACCCCCTGCAATACTTCACTCTTTCCTTTTATCGCTCCGCCGATTCCACCGCGATGTATAACCATAAGCTGCCCATTTACAATGATGTGCTTTTCTGCTCGCGTATCGAATGCGTACTTCTTTACTGTATTTCGCGATGCGCTTATCCAGCCAGCCACTCGAGTTTGATTTCCTCTGGCTTTGATGAGTAATTCTGGAATGGTTGTTATCTCAGCCTGCATCATCTATCTCCCATATCATGATATCCAGTGAGCCGCCTTTAACCCTCTCGCCGCGTTTAATTCGAAAATCATCTATCTGCTCGTCGTCATCCCAAAAGTTGGCGTGAGTAAGCGAATCGAAAACAGCTTTAGGCAAGTTATCGAGGTCTCTTTTGCGTTTGTCTGGAGGGTTTGCAGTGATGATTATCTTGATGCGAGAGGTGGTTTTGATATCTAGGTTATGTTGCTTGATGTAATCTGTTACTTGCTTTCGGTAGCCTGTACCCTTTGATGATATATAGTGCCTGCCTTTGCAGTGTCGCCAGTACGTATTTACTGAAGGCGGCCACGGCAACTTGAGGTGATATTGCTTCATGATGGTTCTATCAATCCCCCTCTGGTTAGCTCCCTAAGTGTTAAAACAATCGCCCTATCCATCAGTTGACGTCTTTCAATTCGACTCAACTTGCTGCCGTTATCAATCTCATGATGGCAGTGCTGACATAATGCTGCTGTGAGGCTATCGTCAACCTTAAGCCCCATCCCCTTATCTTCGTTTCTATGTGCTACCTGAGTGCCATAGCGACCACACAAGACACAACATTCGATTTGAGCTACGGCTTTGAGCCATTTTTTTGAGCGGTAGATACTTGTCATTTCTCTAGCTCCCACTCTGCAAGTGTGATAACCAACATCGGGTTACTACTACCTTCAATCTTCCGCATTGCTTCATACGCTAAGTGCTCTTTAAATTTGCGCTTTAATAGCCCTGCACACTTCCTGACGGCTTCATTGGACTTATGGATAGCCCAACATAGCTTGAGTGTTGTTAATGCGCTCATAAACGCTTCTGCTTCGTTTTTCATCTCCACATCCTATTAATCATTGTTCGCGGTGTTGGCTTGAGCCATTTTTGGGTTGGTAGATTGACTGATACGTCGAAATATTTCGGGTTAATATTGAGCATTTTGACTGGGGAATAACCTTGTCGCTTGTAATGCTCACAAAGTCTTTCTGCTTCTTCGTAAGTGAGAAGCCTGTATATGTGGGGTTCTTTCATAATACACTCATTCTTATGAAGTTATGCTCGCGCTGACTCGATACTCAAGGTATCGCTCAAGACTCATCTTTTCATCAGCAAATGTACGCGCTGCCTCTGAACTAACAGCCGCACCTGATCTCCTGCCTCCATTGCTGTTAAACTCCCTGCTTGACGATGCTCTATTGTTTGCGGATTTTGCAGATGCGTTATGAATAAGTCGCTCTATCTCGCTATTTGAGCAACACCCATACTTTTTATCCATTTTTTCTATGAATTCACGCTCATGTTCTCTGAAGCGCTCATCTTTAGTGAAAAGTGCTTCTTTTGGAGCTTTCACATAAGCTTCAGACGCACGCTCAATTGCGGACTGCTTGCTGTTTGCAAACTTAAATTTTCCATCAATCGAAAATTTAAATTTCCATCTCCCGTTCCATTCTCTTAACAGACCAACATCAACAAGTGTCTTTTCGTCTATCAATTTAGTCATCTCTCTTGCTGCTCCTTGAGTTTCATGTACTGTGATTCTTTCGGTATCGTCACGAGACAACCTATACCCGCCGCCCAACACTCAACCTGCTCCATGAAGTGGAACATTTCACCTGTATCTAACTTTGATGTTTTTCGTAGTGTCCTGACGCGCTCTATATCCTGTGTAGTAGCGTCTATCATCTCTACCACCTCGTAGCCTAGAAATGTGTGCTTTAACATGTCCTTGACAGCTTCAGGCGTGAAATTAGCTTTGTTTTTACACAGATACTTGCTTATCTCTCCACACCACATATGGAAAGTTGCATTCTGAGATAGTGAGCGTGTGGACTTCCAAGGCTTAATGATGATTCGGTGTGGTTGGTTTGTTGCTAGAACTTCTTTGAGGTGTTGCCATGCGGTATTTTTGGTTGATTCGTGGAAGAGAAAATCTGCTTCCAAGTTAGCCTCCCAGTTTTCCTTTGCTGTAAAGTGGCAACCAAACACACCGATAAACAAACGGGATAAAAGCTGTAAAGAACTCATTAAATTGATGCTCTCTAAATCCTGTCGCTTCGTCGACCATTGCAATTAGTGGTGAGGTTGGCTTTCTTGGCAAATCAACGCCATAGATACGGCTAAAATTACTAACTAACTCACTTTTATCTAAACAGCGTTCTACCACTTCGATAAACATTGGCTCAGTGGCTAGCGTTTTTAAAATTTCATCTGGCAGCTTATCACTCACTGTTGGCTCTCCTGTTCACCAATTAGCGTTAACTTAACAATCTCAATAACTCCTATTGCTTCAGCTAAGCTAATTTCACCGTCGTATTCGTGGATTAATTCCAGCAAGCGTTTAGATAGCTCACCATTAGCTTGGAATTTTTTATCGATGGGTAATTTGGTGATGTTCATCATTTACCCTCTGGCATTGGTGGGAGTGGCATTCAGTGTGATGGGTAGCAAATCAACTGAGTTCCAAGTATTTCTTGGTCTAGCCAGCAAAAGTCCCCATCATCATCTAGATATGCGACCATCATTTCTTTAGTGTCGTCACAGTAGACCAACACTTCGGTATTATCTTCAGGTAGTGAATCACTACACTTAACCCAATTAGTTCCCTGCATTAGAACCTCCTCACTTATCAGTGGCTCAAATGAAACCAACTCAAATGTAATTTCATGATGGTAATCATAATAATCAATAGTTGGTTTTAATGTATAAATACCTTCGCCTTGAAAGTAATCTTCGCCCGTTAAAACAGTTGATATTTCATCTTGAAAATCTTGAATATCAGTTGCGTCAAAATCACCATGAACCCCCTTCAAATAGACCTCGTTTTCGTCATCAATAGCTTGATGAATTACGACAATAGTTCCGAATGGTATTTCCTTTTGTTTGCTCATCTAGAAGTCCTTATGATTTGGTGTGTTAACAACTTGCTTCACCGCCAAGTGAGTCAATGAGCGAGTCGATTAGTCGCGTCATTTCACCTGTAAACAGAGCAAAATCTGCATCAAATCGCTGGGCGATATCTTCTCTGTCGATATCATCGTTTTGCTCTTTTAGCACATCTGAGAACTTGATTTTTTTAAGTGATCCATCGTCGCACAAGGTAAATTGAATTGTTTCATTCCAATCTAGAGATAATTTCGTTACTAATTTACCTGCTTCAATGTGTGAGGCTATTTCTTCAGAAACTAAATCTTGCTTCTTGAATCTGGCAATGCCACCTTCTTCTAAAATTGCTTTAAGTTCCGCCTCATCGGTAAAATTAAACCCTTTAGGGATCGTTCCATCACGCAACCATTCAGTTAGTGTTAATTCGATAGGTGTTTCCATTGTAAGAGGAACTATAGGCAGCGAACCTAGTGTTTTTCTCAGTAGTGCCAGTGTATCTTCGGCTCGTTTTGCACTACTTGCATCGACAATGATTCTTTGATTGTCGTTATCAATCCAAATTCTGACTACAGATTCCTTGCTAAAAGCTCGAGGTAGCAATGTGTGAATAACTTCGTCTTTCAAGCTGTCTTTCTCGGTCTTTTTCAGCCTACGCCCTTGGTCGGCTTCCAGCTTATCAACCTTGGCTTGTAGCTCTTTTTTGATAACATCAGACGGTAATATTTTTTCTTCACGCTTGGCAACAATGAGTATTTGATTACCCACTGAATGAGTTAATGCTTCACCTGTTTTAATTGGATTAGTCCAACCAGCTTTCATCATGTCCTGACTTCCACAGGGTGAAAATTTAAGATTTTTTAATTGCGCTTCAAGTTCATCTGCTGAAATTTGAATGTCACGAGTTATACGATACACAATCGCATTTTTGAAAAAGTTCATGTTTATTTCCTTAAATAGATTTAGGGTTAAGATTCAATTTCTTTCTAATTGAAGCAAGGTGTTCTAATGATTTTTCTTTGCTGGTTGGAATGTGTAACTGAGGTATTTGTTTAACTGGCGCTGGAATAGTTTCACCTGCTTTGATTCTTGCAGTCATGCTCCGTAACTCTTTGGCGCAAAGCTTTTTAACCTCGCTATCCGTTAGGCTTTTACTTCGCATCTCAGAGTAAATTTTGGTAACCATCCAGTAGCAAGCGTTTGATGGCCATTTCATTTTACGCCAGCCGCGCATTTTGCAGTATTCTCGATAGAGTTCGTAAAGCTGATCCTCGTCAGGCAAACCAAGAGCTACATAATCTTCTTCCTTGCACCACTTGATAAATTGACCAACAGCAGGCCAGAAAGGGTTATCACTTGCCCTTGCATGTCGCATATCGTTTTGAAGCTGCTCTCTGGTAGTAATTCCATTTTCAGCAAAGGCGGCGATCCATTGTCTCTTAGCGTCCATTTCGTCACTTGGGTTTTTAAAAACGGTACTGACTGACGCAGGAAAGAGTTGCTTTAAACTTTTGAATAGTGAATCAACCATCTTTTCAGCGTTTGAATTGACTACTTTTTTTGTGATATCTCCCTGTGACATTCTGGCTAAAGCGCCCGCATCACGATTATTAATTACCGCCATTAAATTGGTTTTCAAATGAAATCCCTCCATGCCTCCGGCGTGTTCCAGCTACCCTGCTGTGATGTTATTGCCTGATGGTTATTTTTAGGTTTAAACAGCCCTTGCCAGCCATTAGTTATGGATTGATTAATTATTTCTTCAGGCGAATAACCTTCTTCGAGACATTGCAGTAAAAATTTAACCTGTAACTCAAAGGTCTTTTTAGTTTTGAGAGGTTTTTTAATTTCATTCCTGTAATCAATCCAGTTGAACCAAATTTCACGATCCAACCAATCAGGGATAGATTCCTTCTTCGCATCAAATCCCTTTTTCTTTGGTTCATTGTTTGTTTCTAGTGACTGATTCTGTGACCCGTTTTTGGGTACATTCAAAGACCCGTTTTTGGGTACATTCAAAGACCCGTTTTTGGGTATATTCCCTTTTTCGGTATCATCCCGTTTTTGGGTATATTCGGCATCAATATTTAAACGCAAAACTCTTACTCTTTTTGTTGGCCCTTTTCTTTCGCCTGTGTCTGATATCAAGCCATCTTCAATCATTAGGTTTATCCATTTGCTAATGGTCTTTTTATCTAGCCCAGTGTCCTTTACTAACCTCTGTATGCTTGGGTAACAACAGTGATATTCATCAGCCCTATCCGCCAAAGATAAAATCAATATTTTTTGAGGTGCTTTTAGGTCTAGGCTCCACGCCCAATCAGTAGCTGCTCTACTCATTACTGTTTTCCTCGAAATAAAACGAATGTGTCGGAAGTGGAATATCAACTCCTAGGCAACTTAGTTCGCGCCATTGTGATGCGTTAATAACCCCAGAGAATTTAGATTTTTTTATTCTCATATGAAGCCTGTAATCCTCTAAGCTCTTCCCTCCTTTGGTTGTGTTGCATTTCTGGCAGGAAGGATTTAAGTTCTTTATGTCGCTTTTTCCGCCTAGTTTCTTGGGGTTTATATGGTCAATGTGCATATCAATCATTGATATCGATATGCCGCAGTAAGCGCACTTACATCCAAACTTACCGTGTGTAAGTTCCTTTTTAGTGATTCCTATTCCTCTGCTCATGCTGCCTCCAATTGCTCTCTAGCCAGTAACCCAGCGATCCACTGAATTCCTTTAGGCGTAAATTTAACTTGTGTGTATGCGTGACCGTTGATTTGATTCTCACCTGTTTTTACAACAAAACGCCCTGCTTCAATGTGTTCTGAATAAGGTGTTAATTTTCCAGCCAGCTTGTACATAATTCGTTTTGAAAGTAGAAACTCTCTAAAGAAGTTCTCTTTCACTTTTAGTAATTTGCTCACCTCTCTAAAACCCAGTAAGCCAGTAGCTTGAACGTACCGATCAACAAATTCAGCTTTAGGCGCTGCAATTGCCAATTGCTGCTCAACGATTTGTTTCTGCTCTGCTAGGTCTGCCGCCAGACGTAAAGCTTCTGGCAGCGTTTGAGGAATGAGGGATTTTTGAGATTCAAGTTCTTGCCAGCGTTTAATAATTGCCATTCTTAACTTGATGCTGTAACCAGAAATCAAACATAGGCATTCTTCTTTGTTAAGCAGAAGCATTTGCTGTGTTCGATTTTTGCTGTCCGTGTAATCTCCTAACTTTTCAGGAGATTGAATTTCAGCCAACATCTTACGGATATCAGCCATCACATTGTCGTGTCTCTTGCCTGTAAGGTCTGCAATTTCACGACTGCTCATGGTCACTTCGCCGTTGTATGTGTTTACTAAAGTAGTTATTTGGTTCATAATTACCTCATTGGGTTGTTGTATCAAAAAGGGAATCCGTAAATTTCCCTTATCACCATTACTGGTTGTTGATACAGTTGTTTTGACAGTTAAATATCCAAATTGATTTGAGCCTCATCATTCGCCGTGGTTGGGGCTTTTCTTTTAACCTTCCCCTTCCCTTCAAGAGCCTGAATAACCCTTTCTGCATAATCACCTTCAAGAACAACTTTCGTTGGCTTATCGCTGATATTTACAGAGTCAGGCGGCAATCCGAACTTACTCACCAACTGGCAAGCTAAATCGAATATTCTGGCTTTATCTCGACTGGATTTTGATGGGTGTATTCCTAGCGCCTTAGCGAGTCCGTTATTACCGACTGAATACATTTGTTGAATGTAAAACGTCATCAATTCGTTTGATGAGCACTCTACTTTGATATTTTTTGCATTTTCCATAGTCTATAGTCCTTTTAGATACAGTTAGTCCGTGACTCACTATCCTGTGAGTGTGTATTACTCCTGATGCAGGAGTTTTGGGCTTGATTGTTAAAGAGCGATGGTGTTACCAGTATTGTTTCCCTAAATCCCATAAGTGCGGTAAGTCTGGGCGTATGTCTTTCCCTTTAACTTGACCATTTGTAGCCTTAACAATTAATGGGATATGTTCAGGCGATACTTTTGCCTTGTTATGTAGCCACTTAAAAACTGCTTGCTGTGTTATGCCACATGCTTCACCTAGTTTTTTTTGTGTCCCTACAATCTCAATGGCAGTTTTAATTGCTTCGTTCATAAAAAACCTCCGTTGTTTATTTTTATATAATAAAACCTTAGTTGTTTTTAATCAACAACTATATTCGTTTGAATAACAACAACTGAAGTTGTATCTTGCTAACTATGAAAACGACACTTGCACAACGATTGAAACAGGCCAGGAAAAACGCAGGGATCACTCAAAATGAGCTAGCTAAACTCGTGGGTGTTTCTCAGGCCGCTATCCAGAAAATTGAAACAGGAAAAGCAGCTACATCTACAAGGTTAATTGAGATATCCAAGGCTCTTAACGTTGATCCTGAATGGCTTTCTGTAGGTACTGGTGATAATCCAGTCCCACATATTAGCTCGTCAGTAAAAATTGAACTTGCTGATGATGTAGGAAATATTGAGAGATACCGAGTGGAAGTTCTTGATGTGGAAGCAAGCGCTGGAGAGGGCGTTATAGTAATTGATGATTTTATAGAAACAATCACATCTATAGAGTATTCGGTAGAAGAAGCAAAACGATTATTTGGTGGTAGACCTTCAAATACGATAAAGATGATCACCGTAAAGGGTGACTCTATGGCTGAAACGTTCGAACCTAGGGATCAGATATTCGTAGATATAACCACAAACTTTTTTGATGGTGACGGGATTTATGTGTTCGTATTGGATAACCAGCTCTACATAAAGCGATTGCAGAAACAGTATAAGCGCCTAGCAGTTATATCTGACAACCCTAGATATGAAACTTGGTATCTAGACGAAGATGCTCTTAATGGGCTTTATATATGCGCTAAGGTGCTAGTTAGCCAGTCTATTACTTATAAGTTTCACAGCTAACCCAATGGCCTGACGACACGTTCATATGAAAAAATTATGGGGTTGTATCAAGCAGCACAAGGTAGAAATAACCGCAGCACTATCCGTGATTGCAATGCTGGTATGGTTTGATTTTGATGGTGATGCCATATTCCAACTCTACGAGATGATTTTTGGACGGCCTGACGACACGTTTTAGGAAGCAACATGGCATTTAACGACATTGAGATAGCTAACATTAAGCGGTGTATGGAGTTTTTCATGGAAAAGCGCCGACCTGCTGAACACCTAAGGGATGAGCTGGATTTAAGCTATAGCATTGAAGATGACTCCGTTGTCATATTTGAAATAAGACGCCTTACTTGGAGTGACGGGCAAGCTCAAGAGCCGATAGCAAAAATTACACATGACAAATCTAACAGCTCTTGGTCTCTGTTTTGGATGGATAAAGACAGCAACTGGCACAACTACGATGAAATAATGCTAGGCAGTTTTTCTGATGCCATTAGGCTCGTTGAAGATGATGCCCGTGGCTGCTTCTTTGGGTGACGACGCGTTTTAGGGTGTGGTTGACAATATACCAGAGATATTCTTTATTATGAGCAATGACCGTCAATTAGAAGTTACTGAGGTTATCAGAATAATGGAAGCTGGTTCAACAGAACCAGTATTATGTAAGTGTGATGACAATGCCCTTTATGTCATTAAAACCACAGCCTCAGTACCAAGGAAGCAGTTAATACACGAACTGGTAGCCTCAAGCTTAGCTAGGTGTATTGGCTTACCAATACCAGAGTTTGCCGTTGTGTACATTTCTGAGGAACTGATTGATTATCTCCCTCCGGATATCAAAGGTAAGCTTAGTTCTGGATATGCATTTGCATCTTTATTTATACCTGATTCAACACCTATATCATTCACTGATGCACATAAAGCCATAGATTTGTTTAAACAGAAAATGATATATTTATTCGATCGAGTTACTAACAACTCAGATCGGTCTCTATCTGAAATAGATGGAAATGTAAATATTATTTATGATGTTAAAAAACAAAACTACTATTTAATAGACCACAACCTAGCATTTGATGCATCATGTACTCTTGAGCAGTTCGAATACCACGTATATTCACCTAGGCATAGAACGTGGTCATACGATATGATTGATGTTATTTGGATTGAGGATATCATCAAAACTCTCAATGATAATTGCAATGAATTTTTGTTGTCACTACCCAGTGAATGGATAGATGAATTACCAGATAAAGATCATGTTATACAAAACATTATAGACATATTAGCTAGAGGAAAAAACACTCTTTTTAGGAGTTCAATAACATGAATATCCCCCTGCTTTACAGCATAATAAGATATACACCTTACGCAGAAACTGAAGAGTTCGCGAATGTAGGGGTGGTTATTTGTTCACCAAAAACAGGTGAGTTAGCTTTTAGCATTACCAGACATAATGACGCCCGAATCAGACACTTTTTTAAAGATGATTCTATCTTTAATGTTGTTAAGCCTGTAATTGAAGATGAGCTTATGACCGCATCAAAAATAGTTGCTAGCTTAAGCACGCCCGAAAAAATACGCGATTTCTTCTTTAATATTACAGAGCCTAGAGAGTCTGTTTTTCGCTATAGCCCTAGTCGAGTTCTGATGGCAAAAAGTATAAATACAGAATTAGAAAGACTGTTCGCTCAGTTCGTCAAGCAGTCAGGGCATACAAAAGAAAAGCGCGAGGAAGTTTTAGCTAGTGAATTAAGATGCAGATTTCAGCGCCATGAGGAGCTTAAAAATTCCTTTAAAAAGCTTGAACTTGGTGGAGAACTAACCAGGTTCAACATGCCATTAGTTGCCTCTGCTGATGGTGATATTTTATGCGCAATCAAGCCGTTATTGTTTGCTCAAAATGATCCCAGCAAAATGCTTGAGCACTGTGACAAATGGGTAGCCAGAATTAGAAGAGCTGCCAGTGAAAATATATTAAAATTTAGTAATGTATTACTTACTATTGAACATAGTAAAAAATTAAAAACTCATGAGGCTAAAGCCATAGATGAAATCAAGTTTACACTTGATAAGCACAAAATAACTCACTTTGACTTTCGCGATAAAGATTCAATAGTTGATTTTGCAAAATTGAAACTAGGATAAAATAATCTGTATATATTCACCCCAGCCCTCCCCGCGAGGGCTTTTTTATGTCCTATCCCCTCCAAAGAAGTGATCTGCATTCCAATCTGAGATTTTTTTGAAAATAAATTGCCTGAAAAAACAACCAAATAAAACCAAAGTAATATAAAAACGCCAGTATAAACAACTTTGGTTGTTGACAATAAAACAACTATGGTTTTAAATATAACTCATAAAAGGCAAGCAACATGAAATACAGCCTAATGTTCTTTAATAATTTGGAAAGTCGGAACAGCATACCTACCCTGTTTAGACCCTTACGCAAAAATGCGACGTATCACTAGGCACGATCTGGTTAGTGAGAATGTTACTACTGCACGAGAGTGATTACAGATAGGAATAGGCAACACTGGCAGGTGTTAGGTATGCAAGCGCAAGAATACTAATTATAGCCCATTCAATGAGTGGGCTATGGTGAGTAAACAGGAGGCAACATGAAATCTAACATGAACTCTAAACAACGATGGAATTTAAAACGACGTGAAGCATGGATCGCCGAGCGTAGAAATAAGCCACATAAGGCATACAACGGCACGGACTGCCCGATAGCTAACTTGGTACTAATGCTAAAGTCAGCACCAGATAAACACAAAACATTAAAACTGAAAAAACAGCCGAGCAGTGAGTTCGGGGTGACGGCGAGATAAAGCAAGAACAAATATAAAAATTAAACTTATCTATTATTTTTATATTCCTTTTCATGCTCTTCAACCAAAAGACTAATAATAGCTTTTCGGTAGTAATGGTCTAGCTTGTATTTAGTCATGTAGATGTCATGATGCTCACGGATGATACCTTTAGCCATAAGGCTATGAACATGAATACCACATTCATCATCTGCAAAATGATCTATATCATCGCCATCAATTAAATATAAGATAATTTCTTTTTCTTTCTCTGATAGTGATTGAATTTCTTTTTTAGCCCGCTTGAACTTTAACGACTCGTTGGTGTTTTTGTAAATTCTTCTTAATACTGAATATAGCCACTTTAAAAAATCGCTAATGAAAAATGAAACAGGAATTAGCGTCAAAATCACGCCAATATAGGGAATGTTAAAAAAGTTTATTTTCCCATTAATAAAATTCACTACCGAATCAGGAATAAGGAAAAGTAAAAGCAACCACGTAAACAGCCAAACCATATTAAACCTCAATGATGTGTTTTGTTTCAAATAGGCAATCACTGCCTCAATCCAATTCGGCATGGTTGATAATCTCTTATTCTGTAGGGGTAAGTGGATTATAGCCGATTTCTCGCTGTAGGGGTACACGAGAACCACCTCGCCTGACGTGGTTAAAAGCAGGCGCAGTTAACTAATTACAGTCCATCAAGGTGGGCTGTGGTGAGATAGCTTTTTTGACAGCACGACAACAAGCCAAAGGCGATAAATCGGTCTCGCCATAGATGTAAGTACCGTTTGAATCGGAGGATTTATGTAACAAGAAAAGCGGATAGGCCGCAGCAGCCGAAAGGTAGCAATTGCAGGGTTGTAACCTGCTCCCGAGTCTCTATGAGAGCCAGCTTCACATCTGGTGAGGGTTACGGATTAAAAGGTGTGTGGTTACGCGTATTAGGAATGCCAAGCCTAAGCCACGAAAGATGAGCTCAAGGGCATGAGCGCGTCCACTGCGAGAGTGTGGATTATCAATAGGTTGGTGAGTTGATTAATAGATAGGAGATAGAGCAACTATTTCCATTTTGGAAACAGTTGAATTAGTTAATAACGGAGGGAGTATGACATGGGGAAAATGACATTTGTAGTTGAGTATGAAGATGGCAAGGAGCCGACTATAAATGCAGGAACGGATATTTTAGGTGGTCGATTAACAGCCGCAGCATTCTATGATTACCGTGATGATTTACTTACTCAGGATGAGGCTCAAGCTGTAAACAATTCCATTGAATTTACTGTGCTGCGAGACTACTGCGAAGAGTTCGAAGTTGATTTTGATGAAGTTGTCGCCAAGTTAGAATCACCACTCTAGCAATCGCAAAAGCCCTCGGTCAGCAGTAACCCACCGCACCAACACCAGGACCTAAATAACAATCGCTATCGTAAGATACGTGAGGATTAATCATGCAATCAAAAAACAAATACAGCCGTGCAATGCGAGACGTTTGCATGGTTAAACCAGTTAAACCTCAAGCAGTTAGAAATAAGCCAACATCAGGGTTTTGTCTGGCAGTTATAGCAATATTCGCATTCCTATTACTTCCTGCTTTGGTGAGGTGACTTATGAATAAATGCATACAGCTTTTATTGTCAACTTTTGGATGCGACCACTCCTCATCAGGAACAATTATTACTTGTGTCAACGGAAATGACATCAAGCGCATAGACGGTGATTACGGAACAATTATAAGCAAACTACAGTTCACGGAAAAAGAACGCTACGAAAACATTAAGGAAAATGGGCAGCTTGCTGGGTTTATTGATGAAGCAATCGCGGCAGGTGATGGGCAATGGATTGTCGAACACATCAGGAGCAAAGGTAAGGTGGCAGCATGAGAATTTCAGAGCGTGAAAACTTCGTCACTATTCCAGACCGTGAGCACTTAGCAAATCAGGATGATGAGCTAACTAATGAAATAGCTCAACGGTTTTATGATGCGGTCATGGATGAAACTCCGCATCTAATACAAAAACTTAATGAATCTGAACTTGATGGCATTTGGAATGGATTATTTAAAGCCGCCAAGTCTGAAAACTTACTGAGATAATCAAAGGGAAAAATATGAGTAACTCACTAGTTTCAATGGCTGGCTCACTTGCCAAAAAGTTAGAGCTGGCTATTGATGAAAAAGACCTAATTCAAACATTGAAATCCACGGCATTTAAAGCCGAAGCAACAGAACAGCAATTTTTAGCCCTTCTCATCGTCGCCAATCAATACAACTTAAACCCTTGGACTAAAGAAATTTACGCATTCCCAGACAGAACAGGAATTGTTCCGGTGGTTGGTGTTGATGGTTGGGCGCGCATTATTAATGAAAACAAAAACTTTGATGGCATGGAGTTCATCATGGACGCTGACTCCTGTACATGCAAAATTTACCGAAAAGACAGGAGTCATCCTACCTCGGTTACTGAGTACATGGATGAATGCAATCGAAACACCCAGCCTTGGAAATCACACCCAAAACGGATGTTACGGCACAAAGCAATGATCCAATGTGCTCGACTAGCTTTTGGTTTTGCCGGTATTTATGACCAAGACGAGGCCGAGAGAATTACCGAAAACACACCAACGGGCGTTATTAACGGGCAAGAAAGCCACGAAAAAAGAGCTGAACTAATCGCTAAGTGCGAAGCGGCAGCAGCCAAAGGAATGGACGCATTTAAACAATTATGGACGGAGTTATCAGGGGATGAGCGAACCATTATCGGATCCGCTGAAAAGGAACGAATTAAAAACTCTATAGCCATTGATGCTGAATTTACCGAGGTGCCAAGTGGAGCAGAAAACTGACGAATGGTATGCGGCAAGACTAGGATGTGTTACCGCCAGTAACCTATCAAAAGTAATGGCAAAAGGAAGCGGAGCAACTCGTAGAAATTATATGGCTCAGCTAATTTGCGAAACACTAACAGGACAAAAGGAAGAATCCTTTAAATCAGCCAGTATGGAGCGTGGAAACGAGCTTGAGGCAGTTGCAAGGGAAATGTATTGCCTCAATGAGTTCGACGCCACAGTGACAGAAACAGGGTTTATCCTTCACCCATCTATCGAAGGATTCGGAGCTAGCCCTGATGGGTTGGTAGATGAAGATGGACTTATTGAAATCAAATGCCCAAACACCGCAACTCACTTAGAAACGCTTAGGACAGGAAAGCCTAAGACAGAATATCTATTACAGATGCATGGGCAAATGATGTGCACTGGACGCAAATGGTGTGACTTTGTCAGCTACGACAATCGCCTTCCAGTAAACCTCGCCTATTTCAAAACACGGATTGTTTTTAATGACGAGCTAGCACAAGAAATTGAGCAAGAAGTTCGTAAATTCTTAAATGAACTCAAGGAAGAAATAGAAAAGTTAACTAAATATGCGGAGGCTTCTTAATGGCTGAGAGAGGAGTAAATAAAGTAACCATCATTGGCAATTTAGGCGATGATCCGATCGTGAGGTATTCACCAAGAACCGCATTTGCTAATTTTTCGGTTGCTACAAGCGAAACGTGGAAAGATAAAAACACAGGTGAGAAACGAGAGCGCACTGATTGGCACAACATTGTCATACAAGGAAAGCTGGCAGAGGTGGCAGGCCAATACCTGAAAAAAGGCAGCCAGGTATACATTGAAGGAAAAATGCGCACTCGTAAGTATCAAGGTAATGACGGGCAAGATAAATACATTACGGAAGTTATCGTTGGCATTGATGGGAAAATGCAAATGTTAGGTAGTCGTGGTGGCGAATCATCAGGCCAAAGCCAAGGTGGTCAAAGCGGTTGGGGGCAGCCTCAGCAACCAGCGCGACAGCCTCAGCAGCCACAGCAAGCGCAGCCCGCAGATTGGAGCAAGCAAAATCCAGACGGGGAATGGATTGACGATATCCCCTTTGCCCCTATCGGACTCCCCTACCCACGCCACGCTATTTATGTGATTTAACCAAAGGATATATTTGCAAGGATGCAAACAGGAGATAGATATGACTATTGAACAGTTACAAGAAGAAAACGCAAAGTTAAAACAAGCCATCACTGATATATACCGCAACTGTGAAGAATGTGAATTTGATGGAAGCGGTACTTATTATGCAGTAGAGCAAGATCACGTTAATGATGCGTATGAGCTAGTAGACCCAACGGAATAATTTAACTCGCAGGGATGCAATGAAGCAAAAAAACACCGCCAAAGTGGTACCACACTAATGACGGCAAGGGGGGGCAGAGTTTATTTTTTGTGTTGGCTTTTTAAGGATAGTTAACTAGCAGGATTTGGCAAGATATTTAGACAAAAAAATGCCGACACAGGGAGGTCGGCGAAATTTGCACAGCTTGTAACTGCTCTTTCGGCTTAAGTGTAGAAGGTAAATAGGTATTTGCCATGAAACGTTTTAATCCTAGCGATTAAATAGATGCAATAAGAGGGATGAATATGAATGATTTTACTTACCAAGGACAAATTATGAAATTTGTTGTACCAGAGCCAGACCCTAAAGATGTTTGCAACCTTTGTGGTGGCAATGTTGGCAAAGACAATTTAATACAAGGTCAGGCAGCAAATATCTGCTTCGATTGCTCAGATTTAGCAAAGGAAATTGCCGATGAAAAGCGTAAGTATATAGCTAAAAAGGAAATAGAGCGTATAGCTGATATTATTTCTATTGGTGAAGAAGGTTTAATTGATGTTGTTAGGGATTATGCTTATATGTACGCAGAACGCCTGTATAAAGCTGGATATAGAAAGGTGGAGTGATGAAAATCTATCTTGACGACGAGCGCAAAACGCCAGAGGGATTTGTGCGTGTTTACTGGCCTAATGAAGCAATTAAATTACTTGAAACTGGCGAGGTTGAGTTAATTAGCCTAGACCATGATTTAGGTGATGATGAGCGCGGCACAGGATACGACGTTTTATTATGGATAGAGGAACAGGTTTATTTAAATGGATTTAAAGCACCTGAAATTATTGTTCATTCTTCTAATTCATCAGCACGTCATAAAATGGAATTGGCAATTGCAAATATTAAAAGGTGGAGTGATGGATAAATCAAGGCAGCAATTTGAAGAGTGGCGCAGTAAGAATAAATCATCAACGATAAATCTATTCGATGTATGGAAAGCATCACGCGAGAGTTTAATTAATAACTTACCAGAAAGTATTAATTGCCCTACCGCACCAGAATTAATATGGCTACAGGTTGACCCTGAACCAGAGGAGGAAAATAAACCTGTATATCCAGTTAATTTATATAGCGGCGATGTAACTTGGAGCGCTGACCGAGAATTACCAACTGACACGTTATATATTCGTGCTGATTTAATTCAAAAGTAAACAACCATGCAAATAATCGGATATGTATTACTTATGCTAATACAGGGTTCTGCTGTGTCTGTATCTGAGAAAATATACACACAGCAAGAATGCGAGAGCCGTGCTATGCAAATAATGCAGGTGCGGGATGTTGAGATAGTTTGTGGAGAGGTAATGAGATAATGAAAATAACAATTGAATGTAAAGATAATGAGTATTTATTTGCTCTAGAAGCGGCAAAAACAATTATCAGTAATAAACCAGATGTTAATGCGCTAGCTGTGGCTACTGGTGATGGAAAAACAGCGTACGGTAAGAAATCACACGCAGGTAATTACAAGATAACTGTGAAGGATTAATCAATGAATAAATACACCAAACTCTCTGACTTCGAGATTAATAAAAAGGTTGCACTACATGTTGGCGGATTTGCACTATCTCTAACTGTTGTTGATGATGAATATAAAACAGAAGGAAATAGAGGTAATTTTGACCCATGCAACAACCCAGCCGATGCAATGCCGATTATTATTGAGAATAAATTAACTTTGTCACCAAGATACGATAGCGACGAGTGGATTTCTGAATCTCTTTTTTATCATGATATTTACTCAGTAAATAAAAACCTATATCGCGCCGCTATGGAAGTGTTCTTAATGATGAAGGATGCGGAGAATGAAAAAGTATGACTTAATTCTCGCTGACCCGCCTTGGCAATATAATAATAAAGCATCAAACGGAGCGGCAACCAATCATTACAATACTACCGACTTATATTCCCTATCCAGATTACCCATAGAAACTATAGCCTCTGAAAACTCCGTACTGTGCATGTGGTACACGGGTAATTTTGCACTTGAAGCAATTAAGCTATCCGAAGCATGGGGATTTAAAGTTAAAACTATGCTTGGTTTCGTGTGGGTTAAATTAAATAAATTGGCAATGGAAAGAATAACAAAGCAAATACAAAACGGTGAGCTATTCGATGCCTACGATTATATGGATATTTTAAATAACGAAACGAAAATTAATGGTGGTAATTACACTCGTGCAAATGCAGAAATATGCCTGATAGCTGTTCGTGGTAATGGTCTACCACGTCAGTCCGCCAGTGTTCGACAAGTTGTTTACTCATGCCTTGGTGATCATAGTGAAAAGCCAAAGGAAGTACATCACAGGTTAGAGGAACTATATGGAGACGTGCCACGCATCGAATTATTCGCTCGTGAAAAATTTGGCGATTGGGATGTATTCGGGGATCAGGTGGAAAGCAATATTCAATTTAATAACGCATTGAAAATAGCATAGGTGAATTATGGACATTATCGACTCAGCAAACGAACTCAACGAATTAAGAATTCAAGCAGCATTATCAAATCGCCAGCCGATAGTTAAATCAATAAACGGAATGTGCATCTGGTGTGAAGAAATGCCAGCAAAACCAAATAGCGCATATTGCAGTAAAGATTGCGGTGATGATGATGAGAAATATAGAAGGAAGAATAGAGGTGCATAAATGCAAACAGTCAGAGAATTCGCAAAAAAACACAGAAGAAGTGATGAAACGATAAGGCGGTGGATAAGCGCTGGGAAAATATATCCAGCACCAACATTTGATGGGTATCAATATTTAATACACCCATCCGCACAAAAAATAACAAACTACGAAAAGCTTAGCCCAAGCATTCTATTAAATAAAAACTGCAAACTGTTAAAAAGGATTGAGACAGATGGCAAGAAACAGAAGTCCCAAAAACGCTCACCTACCACCTAACCTATATTGTAGAAAAGGATATTACAGCTACCGAAACCCCGAAACCGGCATTGAATACGGTATAGGAAGAAATAAAGCCGAGGCGGTAAATGAAGCCATCTCGGCTAACTTGTTTATTTATGGAAAAAAAGAATCATTAATAAACAGAATGGCAAGTAACGATGCAATAAAATTTCATGATTGGATAGACAGATTTGGTGAGATTATACTTCTCCGTGATTTAAAGAAAAAGACCCTAGATGACTACCAAGGACGGTTAAAAAGGATAAAAAATAGCTTCAATAATGTTCCTTTAGATGAAATAAAAACAAAAGATATTGCCGATTATATAAATAATATTGTTTCTGATGGAAATATAACCACAGCAAGGTTAATGCGAAGTATTTTAAAGGATATGTTTAACGAAGCGATGTCTGATGGTGTTGTTGATTTTAATCCCGTAATAGCAACCAGAGTTCCAAGGAATAAAATAGCTAGAACTAGGATGTCAGAAAGTGATTACATTCAAATATACAACACAGCAGTAGAGCACTGTCAGCCTTGGGTTAGTATGAGCATGGATTTGGCTATATTAACAGGACAGCGTTCTGGTGATATTCGAAAATTAAAATGGAGTGATATTTATGATGGTTACTTATGGATAGAGCAAGAGAAAACAGGAACTAAAATAGCAATACCGCTCACCATTTCAAATAATATAGCTAATAAAACTTTGCAATCAGTGCTAGATAGATGCAAGCATGAATTGAACGGAAAGGAATTCGTGCTGGTTTCACAGAAGGGTGATATGCTAGCAGATAAAACAATTGGTAAGGCTTTTTCACTAGCCAGAAGCAAAAGTGGTTTGTCATGGGAGGGTTCTCCGCCGACGTTCCACGAAATCCGAAGCCTAGCATCCAGAGTGTATGGGAATGAAAAATCAAATGAGTTCGCTAACCAGCTTTTAGGACACAAATCAATGGATATGACCAGAATGTATCAGGATGATAGGGGTCTTAGTTGGAAAAAAATCGAAATTTGA